TCATAAGAAAGGAATATAAAAATGGCAACTATATATGGCAACAATGGAGAAATTAAGATTTCTTCTACTGCGGTAGGAGAGGTAAAATCTTGGTCTCTGACAATAAGTAGAGATACAATCGAAGATACATCTATGGGAGATGACTCAAAAACTTTTGTTTACGGAAAAGCATCTGCATCTGGAACGATTGAAGTTCACTTTGATGATGATGACTCTGCTCAAGGAACACTAAGAGATGCTGTTCTTAACGGAACTTCAGTAGCTTTAGACTTATTTACTAATGCTAGTGCAACAAGTGGTACTGATTACTATTCATGTACAGCCTTAATTACTTCACAAGATATCAGTGTTGAAATGGACTCCATTGAAAGTAGAACTTATAATTTTACAGTAAATGGTGCAGTGACTAAGAGTGCAGTATAGGTAAATGCGAGAGATAGATAAGCTGAAAGAGTCCTATAAAGGACAACAAAAACTAGAGTTAAAAATCCCAGAGATAGGAGATCAGATTTATGCTGTTGATCCTTTAACTGTTAAAGACGCACAAAAGATATTAGGTCTGTTCAACGATAAGAAAGAGTTTGAAGGCTTAGTAGAATGTGTCATGAAGTTAAAGAGAGAAGATGGAAGTTCTGTTTTTCTACCTAATGATCGAACTTTTTTAATGGGAGAAACTTCTATTGCTTTTGTTCAAAGAATTGGGAATGAAATTGCTCAATATTATTTATCATCTGTAAGTGCTGGTGAGGTAAAAAAAAACTCTTAAATAATGTAGATTATTTTAATTTATTCGTACTTGCTGAACATTTACACAAAACTGCTTATGAAATCGAACAAATGGATTTTTATGAGTACATAGCTTGGGGAGAATACTTAGACATAAAAAGTAAACGCAAATAATGGCTAAAGATGTAAAATTTAATATAACAGCAGTTGATAGAACAAAAAATGCTTTTAAGTCTGTTTTAGGTGGACTGAAAAAAGTATCAGGTGCTTTATTAAATTTTAAAACAGCTATTGCAGGTGCTGTTGGTGTTGCTGGATTAGGGTTATTAATTAAACGATCCTTAGAGGCAACAGACCGCATAGGAAAACTTTCTAGTGTTTTAGGTTTCTCTGTTAAAGAACTCCAAACATTTAAATTAGCTTCCCAAATTGGTGGAGTAGAATTAGAAACCTTTTCTAAAGGTGTAAGACGATTAGTCGATAACTTTGGTGACTTCATGGATGGCACTGGAGAGGCTAAGAAAACATTTGAAGCATTAGGTATATCTGTTGAAGAGGCTAATAAACTCAGTGGTGATCAATTTGCCATTTTAGGATTAGTTGCTGATCGTTTAAATTTAGTCACTAATAGCACAGATAAACTTAAATTTGCTATTGAAATATTCGGTGGTCGTGGTGCTGAACTCATCAATGTTTTAAAAGGTGGTTCTGAAGCTATTGCAGAATTTCAAAGACAATCAGAACAATTTGGTGCTTTAAATGAAGAACAAGTAAAACAAGTTGAGGATTTAAATGACTCTATAGTAAGACTTAAAACTTCTTTTGCTAATATTACAAATCAAGTTGTTGCTAATCTATCACCAGCTTTAACTTCTTTAATTGATGATTTTAATGAATCTTTAACTACCACTGAAGAAGGTGGATCAAAGGTCACTGAATTAGGGAAAACAATTTCTATTGCTGTAATTAAGGGTGTTAGAACAAGTTTACAAGCATTAGCTGAATTAATAGCAGGATTTGAAAATACATTTTTAAAATTTAGAATTTTTGAACGCAATCCTGTTTTTTTCTTCAAAAAAGATATACAGAATTTTAAAGAATTAGAAGAAGAATTAAATAAACAAAAGGCTGTACTAGAAGCATTTAAAGAAGCAGGGGGTGAGGGCTTCTTAGAGTTTGAGGGTAGAAGATTTCTGCCTGCTATGTTTGAAGCAGATGTTAAAAGACTTGAAGCATTTGTTGAAGAACTTAGAGAAGCAGGTTTTACAATAGATGGTTCTTTTACAAAAAGTATTAATGTTTTAAATGATTTAGAAAAAAGTGTTTTAAATAATAATCAAGCCTTAGAAGATTTATCTGTAATTAATCGTGAGATTACACTTGCTGATAATATTATCAAAACTAATGCAAATGTAGATATTTTGCATGGATCGTTAGAAGAATTACATGATCAGTTTCGAGAAACATTTCAATTATCAACTCTAGAAAAATTTAAAATAAAAATATCAGATGTAAAAGTTGGAGCATTTGATGTTTTAATTTCTACCACAGAAAGTCTAAGTGAAAGTTTTGCAAAAACATTTACTGACGCAATCTTTCAAGTAAAGAGTTTAAAAGATGGTATGAGAGAGTTAGCTCGAAATGTAGTGATGCAATTAATTCAAGGTTTAATTCAAATAGGTTTACAAGTATTTATTTTTGATCCTTTATTAAAAAAGATTAGAAGCATGGCAGATGAAGAAAAGAAAGTGAATGATCAACTGAAAACTCAAATAGGCTTGCGTTTAATCTTAGCTTTATTCGGTGGTGGTCGAGCTAGTGGTGGTAATGTAGAAGGTTCATCAGGTGGTCGTGCTAGTGGTGGATATGTTCAAGGTTCAAGACCGATGGGTGGAGCTACTGGTCGTGGAAAAGCATATATGGTGGGCGAGAGGGGTGCAGAATTATTTCGCCCCAGTGAAGATGGAACAATTATTCCTAATGACAAATTAGGAACTACCAATAATGTCAATATAACAATTATGGCAAATGATACCGAAGGATTTGATGATCTCTTGATTAAAAGACGATCAACTATTATTAATGTTATTAACGATGCACTAAATACACAAGGAAAGGAAGCATTAGTATAATGAGTGGTACATATCCAACTAGTCCTGAATTTAGATCAATGAATTTTAGTAGTGAGCAAAAAACTATTACATCTACTACTGACTCTGGGAAAATGTTTAGCGTTCAAGTTGATGGACAACGATTTAAATTTTCAGCTAGTTATCCACCAATGAGCAGAACAGATTTTGCACCAGTACTAGCCTTTATTATGAAACAACGATCACAAAAAGAAACATTTCAAATAGCACTGCCAGATTTAAAAAATGCTAAAGGAACTGTATCTGGTACTGTTTTAGTGAATGGTTCTCATACTGCTGGAGACACAACAATCACTGTCGATGGGATGACTGGTAATTTATTGGCTGGCGATCTTATTAAGTTCTCGCATGGTAAGGTATATATGATTGTGGCTGATGTCACTGCTGATGGATCAAATGAAGCAACTTTGACTATTGAGCCACCATTAAGAGAAGCATTAGCTAATGACTCTAGTGTGACTTATGACAATGTTCAATTTACAGTAAGATTAATAAATGATGTACAGCAATTTAATGTACAAGTAGATAATTATTATAGATACGAAGTTGATTTCATAGAGGCTCTGTAATGGCTAGAGGTTTATCATCTGATCTTTTAACAGAACTATCCACTAATAATATTAAACCTATTTTATTAGTAGAAATATTATTTTCAACACCTCAACGATTAACAAATCATTACAAAGATATATCACATAACTCTAACACTTATTCTGCTTCTGGACATTTATTAAATATTACAGCTAAATCAGAAAACGCAGAATTGGATGTAGCTAATTTTACTGTTAAACTTTCTGCTGTTGATAGTGCATTTACATCTATCTTATTAAATAACAATGTGTCAAATGATGAAGTCACGATTGACATAGGATTATTAAATGGTTCAGATGCGTTAATTGACACTTATCAATTTGATAAAGGTTATATTGAAAGTTTCAGAATAAATACTGACAAGGCAACCATCGATTTAATTTGCACTTCTCATTTCTCTGATTTTAGTCGAGTCGCAGGTCGTAAAACAAATGAGGGAAGCCAACAAAGATTTTTTCCTAATGATCGAGGAATGGAATTTGCTGGTTTAACAGTGCAAGATATTTTATGGGGAAGAAGTAATTGATTGATGAAGTTGTTGATTTTTTTCAATCATTTAAGAAATATCAAGATATTCCAAAGCAGGTAATTAAGAACCAAATTCAACCGAGCTTCTATCATCATCAATATAAGATATTTAGAGATCAGGAAATAACAGGATTTTTAAATTGGGCATATTTAAACGATATGACAAAAACAAAATTTACAAGACATGGAATTATTGATTATGGAAATTGGAATTGTGGCGATAATCTTTGTTTTGTACATTTACTTTGTAGAAAAAATTTAAGAGATATGATTAAGTGGGCTAAGAAACATTTTGGTTCAGATATGCAATATGATAAACAAGTGGCTTGGATTAGAATTAACAAAGATATAACGAAAGTGATGAGGATTACAAATAAATGGGGCAGGTAGTAGATTTTATACAAGATGTTGCTCAGAAAGTTGTTTCATGGTTTATTGATATTCCTGAGATACCTGATACGCCTGAAGTTGAAGAGATTAGGGGTACTCAGCTCAATAAACAATCAAACAATGCTCAGATACCTGTAATTTATGGAGAACGATTAGTTGGTGGTACAAGAGTCTTTTTAGAAACCTCTGGCACAGATAATACTTATCTCTATGGTGCGATGGTTATTTGTGAAGGTGAAATTAATGCTATTACAGAAATTCAAGTTAATGATAGTCCTGTGACTTTCTCTGGTGGTTTTGCCGATGGTACAACCATCACTTCTAATGATAGTAGATATGGTACAACAATCCAGATACAACCTTTTTATGGTACTGATGGACAATCAGAGTCATCCCTTTTAAATAACCTTTCTAATTGGTCTAGTGGAAACAGACCATTAAGTGGACTATGTTATATTGCATTTCGTTTTGAATGGGATGCAGACAAATATACAGGCATACCTAACATTAAAATAAAAATACAAGGTCGTAAAGTTTCTACTTTTGATAGTGGGGGAAGTGAAACAACTGGAGTTTATTCTACAAATCCTGTTTGGTGTTTATTAGATTTTTTAAGAAATGAAAGATATGGAAAAGGTATTGCTACAACAGATTTGGATATATCAAGTTTTTATACTGCATCTACTGTGGCTGACAGCACAGTCACTTATTATGGATCAACGACTGGTAAATTATTTGAATGTCATGCAGTCATTAACACGAATAAAAAAATTATAGAAAATGTCAAAGTATTTTTAAAAGGAATGAGAGGATTACTTCCTTATGTTCAAGGAAAATTTAAACTCTTAATTGAAAGCACAGGAACAGCAACCTTCTCTTTAAATGAGGATAATATCATCGGTGGAATTAAATTAGAGAGTGAACGCAAAAATGAAAAGTTTAATCGATGTGTTATTAATTATATTTCAATAGAGAAAAACTATCAAGCCGATACAGTTGTCTATCCTGAGACAGATGCAGATCATCAAACACTAAAAACTGCTGATGGTGGTTTCTTGCAAGAAGCTAATGTCACCTTAGGCACTATTAATAATCCCTATCAGGCTTTACAGTTTGGTAAAATTATTCTTAATCGATCAAGAAATAATTTAAAACTATCTTTAAAAGCTAATTATCAAGCTCTGGATTTAGCGATTGGAGATATTGTTAATCTATCAAGTACAGTTCTCGGTATGGTCAACAAACCTTTTAGAATTAGTGCGATGTCATTAAATTCTGATTTTACAGCCAGCTTATCTTTACAGGAACATCAACAATCATGGTACGATTTTGATGCTAGATCATCAGCCTTCCCAGTTATTGGTGATACCTCATTCCCTGATCCCTTTACAGTGTCTCCCCCTGCTTCAGTCACACTTGCTGATGAATTAATATCCTACAATGACGGAACAGTTATTGTTGCTATGAATATAACTATTGGTGCATCACCAGACCAATTTGTTAGAGAATATCAAGTAGAATATAAAAGAACTGCAGATAGTAATTTTATTGTACATAGTAGAGGTACAGTAGATTTATTTCATAGAGTATTGAATGTTATCTCAGGTGATAATTACACAGTAAGAGTTAAGGCTATAAATTCATTAGGTGTTGAAAGTACAAACGTCACTGCTACAAGAGATATAATTGGTGAAATTGATCCACCGAGTGATGTTCAAGATTTTGCAATTAACATTGTTGGATCAGATGCTCATCTTAGTTGGGAGAGCATACCAGACGCAGACCTCAATTATTATGTTGTTAACTTCACTACAGAAACAGTCAATCCAGAATGGCAGAATAGTTTTACTTTAATTAACAGAGTATCAAGACCTGCAACATCTGTGACTGTACCTGCTAGAACAGGTTCATATCTTATTAAGGCAGTAGATAAGCTAGGCAACTTCTCATCTAATGAAGCTATTATTACTACTAATATTACTGCTATTGGAAACTTTACTAATGCCAATACTTCTACAGAAAATCCAAACTTTACAGGAACTAAAACAAATGTAGTTGCGGTAGATAATACTTTAGAATTAGATAGTTTAGAAAACTTTGATGATAACACTACAGATAATTTTGATGACATAACCACAAGAAACTTTGATGGTGGTACAACAGATGATAATGTTCCATCTATTGGAACATATGAATTTGCTAATATTATAGATTTAGGCAGTACGCAAACAACTAGATTAACAGGAAATATTACCCAAACTACAGATGATAGAGATAGATTGTTTGATAACGTAACAGGATTATTTGATGACCAAGCTTCTAACTTTGATGGTGACGCATCTGTAAATGCATCTAGTCATTTAGAGATTGCTACATCTACTGATAATATAACTTACACATCATTTAGAAATTTCAATGTGGGTGATTACTCTGCAAGATATTTTAAATTTAGATTAATAATGCAGAGTTTAGATAACTCCGCAACTCCTGTGGTATCAGCACTATCCGTAGATGCAGATATGCAAGAAAGATTGGTTTCTGAAAATGATGTATCATCAGGTGCAGGAACTAAATCTATTACATTCTCACCTGTGTTTATTTCTACCCCTGCTATTGGTGTTTCAGCACAAGGATTGGCAAGTGGAGATTTTTATGAAATAACTAATAAATCAGTAAGTGGTTTTGATATCACCTTTAAAAATGGTGGCACTGCAATAAGTAAAACATTTGACTATATAGCGAAAGG